TTCATATAATCTGTGTTAGGATTTATAGTGACAACATCACTTACATAATGCTGGAATGTTGGAAAATTTTGTAATACTAATGGATCAACAATTCGTCTAATGGCAAGTGTTTCCTTATAACTATCTACCTCTTGACTCCACCATACATCGACAGATGCTAAATCAGTGATTTTATCTTTTTCAGCATATTGTCGTTGTTTATTGGTAGCCCTTACTGGTTTTAGTTCAGGTAATAGTTTTACAAAATCTGTTATAAGTATTGAAGGTATAAACTTAGAAAATAAAATATAACCTTCTTTGCTTACCAATATGTCTTTAGGTTCTTTCATGGTTTGAAGATTGGACGATGTGTTTGATGACTGTCAAAAATATAATTGAACATTTTATTTCTATCGGACTTGTGAATGCTTGATATAAACGTGTTGACTGAATACCGGTTACCTGTTGTTACAGGATATACCTCATGCACCCAAAAATGATCTGCTGGAAATATAAGTGCATCACCTTTTTCTAATTTCAATACGTGTTTTCCATTCATAAAAGAAAATTCACCGCCGGTATAATCGTCATTTAGATTCAACGTTACACTAGCATAATTGAAGTGATCCCAATCTGTATGAGGATGTATATAACTCCCGACATCGTACTTCAAAATTCTAAAATTATACGGATATCGCAAAACACTACGCAAAGCAGGTACACTGAATAATTGTTTACTTTCTAAATAATCTAACCACTGAGTTAGGGCTTGCTCAGTCTTACTTCTTACTAATTCATAATTAGGGCTATTTTCAATTACTTCTACACGTTTGAAGTTGCTTTCTATGACCTTATCTTCGTAAATATGATATGACTGTTCTTTAGTTGCAGTAATTCGTTTGCGCTCATATTCATTTATGAGCGCCTGGCATTCTTCATCTGATAGATGATTCTTGATTACTAATATAAGGTCAAAAATATTCATTCTACTTTTAGACTAAACCAAATCGCATCAGTTTCTTCTTTGAAACAAAAATCCATATAATCTTTACAGACATTTGTACTAAATTTATCACCGGGCAATCCAAAATACTCAATTGCTATAGCACAGATATCGTTCCAGTTCTGATTATAACTTTGCCAGTGAATCCTTACACGGTATTTATTATCTTCAATAACCACCGGCATTTAGCAACTCCTTTATCTCTGGGATTATGTGTTTAGATTTAGCAAATTTGATTGCCCATTGTTCTGGATTGATATAGTCTAAGATCATCTTTTGCTGTGTGTTATCTAGCCCTTCAACAAACTGTAAGCCGCTGTTACTATGATATAGCATCCATGGACTAATTTGTCCTTTTGTTATTTCGTGGCAAATACGATTCTTATTGCCATAGCGTAGTACATCTTTTGTTTGTATTTGATCTACATTCGCTAGCCTTACACACGTTTCAATACTTCGTGCTATAGCATCTAAAGGATCTTCTGACTTTAGGAAATCAACAATAAATTTAGTATATATGGTATCACGATTCCATGTGTCAATACTAATTTGATTTTTTAGCAACCAGTCAACGTATCTACTAACATTGATTACGTTTGCATCTACACAATAATTTCCGAACTTTACGAAAGCACTATAATATGCTGACTTCGCAAAATCCATGTAATCCTTTTTCTTTTTATTGCTATGCTTACTATAAAATTGTATCCAAGCTAAAAACCCCAAACGATTTCCATGCTTTTCACGGTCACCCCATCTGCGTTTGGTTTCGCAAAGATGTTTTATTAGTGAAGTTTCTTTTATAAAACTTCTACCACAAAATTCACAATTGAAGTCAGACGTTACCACTGTCTTTTTCATACTGCTCTATATCTTCATCCGTAATCGTGCTTGCCAATACTTCTATTTCATCATACTTTAGATTTGGAAATTTTTGTGCTAGATAATACTTTTTATTTTGCTGTACTGTAAAAATTTTAGATACTTCGTCTAACACTTCCTTGTCACTGTTAGGATATGTTTTACTATAATACTCTTTTATTTCTTTTTCAGTACACGCTTCACGCAACTGACTTACCTTTTCTCTAATTTGCGGAATCCAAGAACGTTTCACAAATTTACCAGTACCGGGACTAGCAGCGCACAACATCAACCAAATAAGTTTAGGATGCTCATAAACATTCTCGTTGAACAAATATTTGTTCACGTATTCATTTGCACTTAGCAAGTAGAACTGCTCTAGTTGCGTGTTGTTGGTATTGATATAAGTAAACCATTTGATCATCATGAAGGGATTGAATTTCTTTTTCTGCTCATCGTTCAATCGATCATAATAACCATAGTCTTTCTTTTCAATAGCCGATAAGGCGCCAAAAAGATCAAAGTCTTGATCTTCTAATTTTTCGTCACTTGGTGTCTTTGCTTTCGCCATACAATTCTACTACAGCATTATCGCCCCAAATCTGAGCATAGTCAAGTGCTTCTTGTTCCGTATCAAACAGTTTAGGCTGCATCTGAAACTTACTATCACCCTCAGTCACCCATAAGAAATCACCGTCAGGCCAATAAACTTTTACGCCATACTTCATGATCGTAGATTAGTGAATGTAATAATCTTGGCGATTTCTTCACCTAAATCTTTATCGTCTGTAACGATATGTAGATGGTGTTCATAATGCTCAGTTTTCTTGTGATATGTTCTTTGCTCAATAACATATCCACCATCAGCACGATGAACAGTAAAGTTCATACCATGACCACCTATACCAGAAGTTTTTGACGATGAAGTGATCATATCGTGTGCTTTTACTTCCATAATCTCTTCATTCAATACTTTTCTAATATTTCTACCTAACCAACGATAAAACCTTTTCATATTTTTACCTCAGAATACTTGATTGTAGTCAACGATTTCACAGTTGCGGCTTATCTCTTTGACGAAATAAATGCAACGGGGTTTAGGACCATCTTCGATAGGCACACACAAGAACTGCCCATTACGCATTCTAGGTGCATACCAAGTTACATCGTGATAGATATCTACAATTTCGATTGGAAGAAAAGTAGGGCTAAATGCACTTAGTGGATTATATTCAAATGCACTAAAGCCGCGATCATTTAGACTGCTCAGTGGCAGTGTTTCAAGATCGCCATGTTCTTTTTCTCCAATCAATACTTGCCAATCTAATGGCATTTTGATTGTTTTGTTTCCCACTTTTAGTACTAATGCGGCACTATTGAAGCTCTCAATGAAGATGAGAGGGATAAAATGATAGTCTACGTTTTGTGGATTACTGTTATCCAATATAGCAAAACGTAAATCATCGATTTCTTCCGGAAGTGTTTCTAAGTTATAAAATTGATTTTCTAGTGTTAGTATTCTCATGTTGTAATTTTACTACAGTTATTTTCAATAGTCAAGTTTTTCAATACTAAATGGATACTTTGCTTCCTTATAGTATGCCTTACGTTGTGTCAAGTGACGTTTGGCAAACTTACAATCGCTAGTAATATCCCAAATCATTACGTGTTCTTTATCCTCAGCCTTACGAATACCGCGACCAATACTCTGAATAACACGCACGAATGATTTGCCGGGCTCAATCAAAATAAGATTGAAGATGCGGGGAATATTGATACCTACAGCAGCAACACCATATGTTGCTACGATAACTTTATTGTCACTGATCTTTACTTCATCATATTCTTCTTTACGCTCGGTCAGTTTTGTTTCACCGCTGATAAACACACTATCAGGTAAACGCGATACAAGTTCACGACCAGCATTGACACGATCAACAAGTATCAATGTGTTACCTGTGTCTTTGATTTTATCAATGAGTTCTGCGATCTTATCTAATCGTTTTTCATCTTCTAATAGATGCTTGAGTTCACTTTGGTAGTTTGTAAACTCTACACCATCTTTCATCTGTATGATGTTGACATGGCATTGAGCAAGCACACCCTTTTCTTGTAACTCAGCAGCACTGAGTTTGCCAATAACAGGACCCAAACTTACAAGCAATGACACTTGCTCATACACAGCCTTAGGTATAGTTCCTGTTAGACCCCAACGTATAGGAATCTGACTGAACACGCCAGTCAACAATGTTTTGAGTGCGTCTGCTTTTGCCATATGCACTTCGTCAACCATGACGCATACAACATCTTCAATAAACTCTTTGATGTTGACTTCTGCTTCGCCTGCTTTAGTATTCTTCAACAGATTATTCAGACTCTGCCAAGTACAAATAGTATGACGTTTATTATACTCTTTTCGATCACCGAAATAGACACCAACATCTAATCCAAGATTGATATAGTCTGCTTCAGTTTGCACGACCAAACTCTTGTTTGGTACGATAACAATACTGCGTCCATATTGTTCAACACTCTTTGATAGAGCAGCAGTCATGATAGTCTTACCTGCACCCGTTGCTACTTCTTGAATACATTGCGGGTTCTTCAAAAAGTTGTTGACAATCTCTACCTGATAATCACGCAACATAATAGGCTTGCCTTCTTCAACGTGACCTTTTGGCCATGCTTTATTGCTAAAACTATCTTCAGTTACTTCTGTGAAACTAAATGACGAACTATATTCGCGCAGGTCTACTAATTCAATATCATAGTCATACTCTTCTAGTATGGGTACGATATCTGGAATCAGATTGATGTACGTGCTACCTGCAAGACTACAATAACTAACCTTACCGTTCCATCTACCAAGACGGACTGCGGGAAGATATCTTGCACCGGGCACTTCGTGTTCGAACTTGCGCATCAATGCTTTACGACAATCTAACTCAAGACCCTCGATCTTGCAGTTGACTTCATCCTTGATTATTATTTTTGCCTGTCTCATTGTATATGTATGGGCCTTGAATTTTTGATGTGTATAATTTTACTAGGACTTCTCATCATACAAAAGTGTGATGTTGTAACAAGTAATACTCCTTCGTCAGTTTCAGATTTGGTAGTTTTACATGTTATACCTTTTGCTAGTAACTTCGTTTTGATTTCGTTGCTAATGTCTCTAGTATATACTAAATCTCTGGGCGTAAAAACATTCTCTACTTTTAGCACAGATAGCATTTCAACAATCTTATCCAAATCTTGAAGGTCGTAGGTTACTTTATATGAACCCGAAAATGACAATAACTCATTATCATTTGTAACTGATTCATCTATCGCAATACCATAAGAAGATAATTTATATAATGTACCGGGATCGGCATTCAATTCAATATCAGATATACTATCAAATA